TAATGTGTTCGCCAACTCGACCAAAGACTTTCCTGCTGTTGCAGAATTTGTTACTGCATCAACGCTCATTCCTTCTACCGCTTCTGAATATGACTTCATAGCTTTGCCGAACGGAACAAGCTGTTTCCCGAACTCGCCGATATCGTTTTCACCAGCAAAGAAACCAACCAATCCTCCAGTATTCGGAACCGTGCTTGCTAATTCGGTAAGTGCTTTACCAGCAGTTGCTGAATTTACAACAACCTCGGTCTTAAGACCATCCACAGCCTCAGAATACGACTTCATGGCTTTACCAAACGGAACAAGCTGTTTTCCGAACTCGCCCATGTCATTCTCGCCTGCGAAGAAACCGACAACTCCGCCCGAATTTGGAATGGTGGATGCCATCTCAGCCATAGCTTTTCCGGCAGTTGCAGCATTCGTCACCGTATCCGCGTTAAGACCTGTCACCGCAAGCGAAAATTCCATCATAGCCTCGCCGAAAGGTACAAGCTGCTCCCCAAAAGCTTTCATGTCGTTCTCGCCAGCAAAGAAACCAAGGACCCCACCACTGTTCGGGAGTGTCGCAGCCATTTCCGCCAATGCCTTACCTGCTGTAGCCGCCTGTTCTACCACTTCACTCTTCATATCGCCTATCGCAATCGAAAAGTCCCTCATGGCTTCTCCAAATGGAACGAGCTGCTCCGCGAAATCTGACATGGAAGAACCGCCCGTAATCCAGGAAGCTATACCCCGAAGAATATCGGCCGCAGTAAGAATCAGAATTGTTTCAGCTAATGCTTTTACCCCGGACATCGCCGCTTCGTCTAAGTTTTTTACCCCTTCAAAGAACGGAGAAGCATTTTCCATAAACGAAGACAAATTTGTCCCTATCTCCGGAAGCCCGGATGTCGCTCCGGCAAGAAACCCGCCTATGATATTCCCAAAGAAGGAGCCCAGCCCGTATCCGACTTTCTCAAGAAGGGAAAGCCCTTTATTTAAGAATTCTTCCATTCCAGGATAATGCTTGGCGAGTGCGCCGATTCCGATCATAAGCCCGCCAACAGCGGTAATAAGAGTCAGTAGCGCACCGACCCCGATAAAAGCCGCTGGACCTGTAGCACCGACAGCACTTAATATCAAACAGGAGGCCGATAACGATAACAACAGGACCGATAATCCCGATGCTATTTCCAAAACAGAACCAACGTTCATGTAAGCAAGCACGCCTATAATTCCAGCCAAACCAGCCACAACCAAAGTCATAACACCTAGCGTGACATACGCTCCCGGAGCTACGTTTCCGGCTTTGCTGATAATAAGCATGGATGCTGACAAGGACAATAGCAACAACGATAGTGCTGCGGAAACACCCATTACCGATTCCACCGGTAATCCGGACAATAAATATAAAACCCCACCCAAAGCTATCACTACCCCTGTTAAAACCACAAGGGTTCCGTTAGCCTTTTTTGCCAGAGACGTAGAGGCCACAAGTGCGCCAAACATCGCCATCACCATAGATAACGACAAAGATGCCGCAAAAAGATTTTCCGGGTTAATCATGGAAAGCGTACCAAGTGCGACCGCCAGAATTCCGATTGTTACCGAGATAAGAGTTAAAGTGCTCTTACAATCTTTCGCCAGATACGAAACAGCGATCAATCCCGCGAATAAAATTTCAAGCAGCGCTATAGCTTTTAACGCCTGATTTAATCCATCCGGTTTTATGTGACTGATAATCACCATTGCCCCGGATAAAATCAATAAAGCCCCCGACATCAGTAACAGCATAGCTCCGGCTTTGACCGCATTTGTGCCCGCGAACTGTGACACGGCAACTACTCCTGCAAATAGTACAAGCAACTGCGCCACGGCACCGGTAGCTTTCCGCAAATCACCGGCCTCCATTTTTCCAAGTATCTTTAAGGTTGCCGTTATCAGAAGAAGCGCCGCAGACATAGCCAGAATACCAACCCCAGCCTTAGCCGCATTTACTCCGGCAAACTTGCTGGAAATCATAAGGACGGCAAAAGTTCCGAAAATCCCTACAAAAGCCTCCATGTTGGTTTTCATCTTTGCAGTATCCAGATTTGCTATATCGTCAAATACTCCTACAAAGATTTTTAATGCCACCACGGTAGCAAGAATCGTAACTGCGGAACCAAGCTTGATATTTTTACAGATTACAGCCAGAGCCACAAGACCGCCCATCGCACCAAGAAGAATCTTAATCGATCGATCCAGATTGTTAAGTTGCAGACTGTCCAAATCCTTAAGCGCACTGACCATGATTTTCAAAGAACCGGAAATCACCAGTAACGCGACAGAGCCTTTCGATAATTTTGGTGCAAATTTTCCGAGCAGACCAGCCACAATAGCAAGGCCGGAAGCCATCACACCAAGAACAGCCACATTCTGCCATACTTTATCCTGGTCAAGACCTTCCATGGATTTCAGTGTATGGATAAGAATCAGCAGAGAAGCGGCGATTCCAAGCATAGACGTTGAGCCTTTTCCGCCACCGATTTTGCCGATGATTCCCATTGCCGCAGAAACACCAAGAAGACCGGCAGATAAAACGCCAAGCGCTCCAACGGCCGACCAGAGCTTCGTCTGATCAACAAGAGTTAAAGCAACAATGGAAGCCGCAAGGATACCGATTGATATGGCGACATTCATTAACGCCTGAGATTTCGTCTTCATCGCAAACGCATTGATAGCCTTGGATGCGCTTTTAAGCATTTTTTCGAAGCCACTTACAATCCCAGCCAAATCATCAAACGGACCAGCCAGCGTTTCCAAAGCATCGCCAATCTTCTTGATAAACAAAATCAAACCGCCGCCAAGACCAATCGTCAGGATTTCCCCTATCCCAATGTGGTCGCTGAATTTCTGCTTTATGGATTTTGCAAAATTGAAAATTTTCTCTTTCAAACCGTCGAGGTCTTCTCCGACAGACGCAAAATGCTTTTTGACATCGTCTTTAAACTCCCCGATAGCTTTCCTGATGTCGTCAAACTTCCCGTCAACATCCAGAAAATAATCAATTACGTTATCCTTGAAATCCCTAAAAATATCATTGAGATCATCTAAGGTAACATGGTCCAGAGCTTTCACACGTTCGATGAAATCGTTAATCCTGTCAATTCCGCCCCTGAAATACTTGCCAAATTCCGAGAACGTATTACTAAAGGCAGTTTCAAAGCGTGCGATATTCTTCTGCACCACTGGAAGCGCCATAAAAGCATCAATCCACTTTTTAATCTCCGTACAGGCTGTTTTTATCCCGCTGGCCGCCGCCTTGACGCCCCTGGTCACACGGTCATTGTTGAGAATGAAATCACGGAATCCTGAAATCAGATCACCCACCTTCGCCGTCAAATCGAGAATATCCATGTCAAACGCATTTAAAATCACAGACAACCCTTTAAACGCAAGGCGTAATCCGCCTCCCGTAACTGTCATGATGATATCGAGAATAGCAAACAGCCCTTTAAAAGTTCTTGTGATCTTATCTGCCTTATCGTCGGTAATCTCTAATTTTTCGGTAAATGTGTTAATGGCTTTAATCAGGTTATAGAGTTTTTCGGAACGTTCTTTGATGATATCGTCTTCGGTCATTCCATGATGAAATGTATCATTCCACGCTTTCTTAACCGCACTGAGAGAATCCACAACACTATGGATTACATTGAGAACAGACCCCCACACCAACTCAGCTCCCGATGGTTTCTCGAAATCGTTTATCAGCTCGTCTATGGACGAACCGGCTGTGTTTGCTTCCCTCTGCAAATCGCGGAGCGCGGTAATCTGTTCTTCCGTATACCCCTTATTTTTCAACTGCTCGTCCGATAAAGAAGCCAGACTGTCAGCATTTTTCAACTGTTCTTCCGTCAGGGAAGACATATGGCGGACACTGCTGCCAAGTTTCTCATTAACCAAATTCTGAACCGTTGCGTAATCATAACCGGCTTCGGTTAGCGCTTTTATTCTTGCTTCTCCGCTGCCAAAGTCGCCACGGATAACTTTATCCACGATTTCACCGTACTTTTCCATCTGTCCGGCCATTTCTTCCGTGGACTTTGTTGCTCCGGTAAGATCCCCCACCAGGCTTTTGAGCGCATCTTTCAGGATACTTTTATTCAGAGTCCCGTCGTTGAAGGCTTTTTTTAAAGCTTTTTCGAAGGAACCCTCTTTTTCTATCATTGCGTCCAAGTCAACGTTGTGGCTCTTAGCCAGTTCCTTGACCTTGTTCTGAAAAGTTTCCGTTTCAATGCCGGCAGTATTAAGCTTGTTTACCAGCACATCCCATTTTGAACTGAACGCGCCCTCCAAGACGGCATTTCTGCTATCCGCCGAACGTCCGATAATTCCGCTGAATATATCTGATAATTCCGTCAGCCGCTCTTTCGCTTTTTCAAAGTCTCCAACGATGATTTCCCAACTCTGGGTCCATCCCGACTGGGCCGCTTCTTTCAACGTATCAAACAACTGGGTAAAGGTCTTTACCTTTGTTGCGGCATCATTCGCAGTCTGCCCCATCTTTATGATGGATTTGATCTGCTCCTCCGTATATCCCATGGTCTTGAGCTGTTTCTCATTCAGATCACCCGTAAATTTCGAGAGTGTTTCCGTTAAAATGTCCGATGTAAGCCAGCCTTTGCTTAACGTCTCACGGAAGGAGCCTTCGTTTTCAATCATCTGGTCAATTGCTATACCATGCACCCTGGCCGTCTCTTTCAGGGAATCCTGAAATACCTGACCGCCCATGCCGGCATTTACAACCGAATTCCAGTCCTGAAGCTTCACTGTTCCCGCTGCCAGCGCCTGGGATAACTGATACATAGCCGTGCTTGCCTGTTGGGAAGTAGAACCGGATACAGCAGCGAGGTTAGCGATACCTTTAATCGCCGCTACGGAAGTATCCAAATCAACGCCAGCCGCAGTAAATGTACCGATATTACGGGTCATCTCTGTAAAATTATAGATGGTCATATCGGCATAATGATTCAGTTCATCCAAAGCCTTATTTACCTGCTCCAGAGTTGTCCCTTTGGAAGATGTATTCGCAAGAATAGTCTGAACAGCGTTGATCTGTGTTTCATACTCCTGAAAACCGGATTTAATAGGGTCAATCGTAAGAGCCGAAATAATATTTTTACCTGCGGCGAGCGCGGAATTGGTTATGTTCTGGAGAGCCGTAATTGCCATTACCTCCATCGCGGAGAATTTTACCCTTACTGTCTCAACCGCATTACTAAGGGGGTTCATGTCGCATTTACGGGCAGCCGAATTTACATCTTCCAAGCCTTTCGCAGCGCCAGTCAGATTCAGTTTCTGTTTTAATTTATCAAGCGTGGAGAGACTGGTCTGAACATTCTGCTCAAATTGTTTGTTGTCGAACCGCATCTCAACGACTCTTTCGTCAACTGTCTTGCTCATAGCTTCGTAACCTCCCTCCATGCTTCATTTGCGATTTTGTCAAAAATAGGCTGGATAGCAGGATTGATGTAATCTCGCCCCTGTACCCAGCCGCCGTTTCTTGTTCCATGCCCGTATTGCAGGATGATGGCAATCGGAACTCCATTTTGAATATTTGAGTTGTAAAACGAAATCGTTACCGACCCGTTCTTGTTCTTAATCTCGTATCGCCATGAACTGGCGGTTTTTCCCGAATCGACAGGTGTTGCAGACGCAAGGGCGGCTACTCCCTCTCGACCGTACTTATCAAGGTCTCCGAGTTTAACGACCTCTTTCGCCCTCTCTAAGAACTTTGTCAATTTAGAGAAGTCGCCCTTTTGTCTGAACGTTATCATTGGAACACTCCTTTATTTTTTCAGATACACACTGGAGCTGAAACCGGTGTACTGAACACCATCCATAACAAAATGGATGTACAGCCACTTTGTTCCGTTGTACGTCGTATAATAACCGTAGCACTGAACTTCGGTTCCATACGGAATAAGGCACAGCGCCTTTTTATTTGTTCCGGCATCGTTACGGCAATAGAGTCCATCCTTTGCAGCCACCTTGTATGTTCCTGCCAAACTCTTATTGAGAGATTTTGCATAAGCCGTAGCCGTAACTTTCTTCGATGCCGGCTGATTCTGGGACTGAAAAGAGGTATTGGGTTTCGTCGCCGAACCATTCAGAATTTCATTGACACGAGTCTGAACCTCATCGTAATCGTACCCTTTTGCTGTCAGAGCGGCTTTACGATCCGGTCCATTTCCCCAGATACCCGTGATAACCTCATGAGCAATCGTGTCAACGCTCTTTTTCTCGCTTTGAGCAGGCGGAGCAACAATTCCCTCGTCGTACTTAGGCGTAATGAACCCACGGATAAATTTTCCGTTAATCGACAAGGTACGCCGCTTTACTGCATTGCTGAGGTTCCCTTCAATAACCGTAATGTAACCGCCGGATACATACTCAACGGTACCGATGTGATCCGGATTACCGGTATTATCACCGATTCCAGAATCCTCCCAATCATATAAAACCGCATCGCCAGGAGAGGGAACATACGCATCGTCCTCAACCCAGCATCCCATCCGTTTTGCCGCTTCAATGATGTAATAGCAGCTAATCTCAATCGGCATAATCGCCGTATAGCCGAGCTTAACCGCCAGAGCCGACCATGTTGCCGCACACCACGCCCAACCGTAAATCATCTTTGTTCCGCGGGGAAAACTACCGGTATAGGAATTGTAAATATCGATGATTTCTTTATACGAACCATCGGCTTCGTTCTTTCCAATCCAGGATCTTGCCAAATCGACTACCGCCTGTCTTGAGTAGCTCATGGACGCTTCCTCCTTCTTTTCATCAGAATCAACGAAGCGGTAATTCATGTCCACATTTCCCTTGATTCCATCCACAGTCCCCTTGCTTGTGTACTGGTGAAAATCACAGGGATAATCAGCTTCCCCACTCCAATCCGCCAGCCAAAATACATACTTGTCCAGCAACTCGTGGTCGAACATATTCCTGTAATAATCGATGTTGGAATAGATGCCGGCTTTGTATCCTTTCTCCGTGACACATT